CTCCTGGTTTGCACAGGGCTCCAGCTCGGCATCCGAAGATTTTAGCTGGCGCTGAGGAAGGGATGAGGATCAAGAAATGAAGAACAACACCGAACCACATGAATGTAAATAACCTCATATTTATGGCCGCTACCACACGCATGTGGATGTTGAGCAATGGGGTGTCCGTCCCCAAGCGGTTAAGAAAACAACAGTCCAGTTACCTACAGCACCAAAGCTGAAAGGAGCGTACTGGCAACATCTACGGCACCAGCAACACTGGTCGCCACACTAACTGCATTCTTCCAGGTAGCCATGACAGCTTCCATAAAACCCAACTCCTCCACCCCAGCGGCATCAACACAACGCACAGCGGGCACAGCAGAAGCTGTGTTATCAGCAGCAGCCATCAACAAAGGTTGATTAGGAGCCGCCTTGTGAGCATCAGGATTGGTGAGACCACTAATGAAAGTGGTAGCAGTCTTGAAGATGCTCCCCGGGTTGAATTGGACTTCATAATGATTACGAATCTCAATTTCAATGACGGGAGTTGAAGCAGCAGCTGGAGCGCCGCTAGAATTCAAAATACCATCAAGGAAGAAAATGAGATTGTAATGACCATAATTGTCTGGTGTATTGGCGACACCACTACGAACCGTCAAATCGGCCGAAGCATGGTCGTCAATGCACCAAGGCATACCAGTGGGCTTAAACAAAAGCGCTTCCTCGCCTGCCCTCTTGAAAATGCCAGCAATCTCATCTTCCTCAAGAGAGGACAATGGAAACTGACAATAACCAGGCAAATTTGAAAGCGTTTGGAGGTCGGAAGGCAGAGCAGTCTGCCAACCGTTGGTGATCTCGGAAACTGTAGCATCGACAGTAGAATTACCGGGTGGGACAAATGTGCCAGAGGTGAGATTCGAAAAGTTCACAAACACTGGCGCCACATGTATAGTTCCACTAACGGTAGAAAAATTCGACGTAGAGAACAGCTTGACACCGCCCGCCACGAGTCGGGCTGCATTGTAATTAGCTCGGAAGGCCTGCAAGTTACCGATGGTATTATCAATGTTGATAATACCAGTCCCGGGCCCAAAAGCATTAGTGACAGCATTGGTCGCCGTGAAGGCGTGTCCATTCGGCCAGAAAAATGTGTTGGGTTGTCCCTGGAGAATACCAGTGCTAGAGGTACCACAAACACCTTGAACCAAAATGTTCGAAGGGTCCGGTGTGACCATGAACAAAGCTTGACCCAAGTTTGGAACGACACTAACCATATTGAGATCAGTGAACGTCCCAGTTGGGGGAGCAGTGGTTATCGAATTGATGTACGTTTGAGTGGTCGTATCCGTTATCCCTTGAAAAACATCAGGATAACGGCAACCGCCAGCCTCCTCATCGAATGGGTCGATATACGACGCCACGACATGGGGAAGGCTAGTCGTAACACCACGAGAACCACGTTTCCTAGCGCTCCTGCCAGGAAATCCGGGATTAAGGATAGCACCGCCCATTTCCTTCTGGAAATTTCGCGTTGGGCGAAATAAACCATTGGCAACGGCGGAACCAGACCTTGGTGTATTCACCGGAGTAAATCCAACCTGGCGTCCCGTCGAGCGACTACGTCGACGGCTACCAAGCTTGGTTCCTGACACAACAAGCTTTTGCGATGCGTTGCGACGGGAAGAACGACTCTTCCGCGCCATATCTTTCGGATTGTTGAAAATAAAGAAGTTATAATAGTTGGAATGGTAAGATGGCAACACATAAGGTTGTATGGGATCCCTGACCTCAACAGAGACTGTTCATTGTGTATGACCTCAAAGAGGCCGGCGCCGTGCAGTCGTTCGGCATTCTGGATAGCACGTAAATATTTACTCAGTCAAAACTGAAACGTTTTGGGCCATTTAACATACACAACCCCATGCCTAACGGAGCTACCCGTCACAGCGGCATGGCTTTCTGGTACTGGAAGATCTCCCCTAGATCTGACCGGATAACCCTGCTGCCGTAAAAATCCTCTAAAACCAACTGTTCGTCAGGGGTGACGCCGAAGGCCCAGTAAAAACTGGCGCGGGTATGGGCCGAAACCGGCCCATACCCACGATCCATGCCCTTCGCTAACTGCCGTACGCCCCACGACTGGCCATCAGTAACCGTTCGAACCAGCTGACCATATCGAACATAAGTTCGATAAAAATCCTGGAAGACCGGAACCCGACCAGTCATAGCCAAACCGCCGGTGCCAACCGCGTGTAACCACCCGCGGAACATCCTGGCGTTGTCGTAGCCGTGCACGCACATAGTATCCTTAGCAATGGCCCACTTCGGATGCCTAACCATAAGGTAGTCATCATGTGATGGGCCAACATAGACGGGATGAGTTTGACAAAACTCCAGCTGCTCAAAAGTGAAGCATGGTTCCTCAGCAACCATGGAAAAGCCCATGTCTGTAAACCATACATCAAGTCCTTGCATAAAGGCAGCCAAATCACCACGCTCCATGAAAATGACACAATCATCGCCATTATTTGCTAACCGGATTCGGATACCACAATGCGCGGCATAAGCGTGGATCATCAAACACATCAGGATACAATTACCAAGCGACGTGTTCATATCACCACTCATGCGTCCCCCATCAGTACGGTACTTGATGCGACCATCCGCGGTGTACCCAGTGCACACATTGTGCAACTGCATACGCAACAACCAGGCAAGCCGCTTGCGGTGTTTAGACCGCGGAAAGCACGATAGATAAACTAAGTGCTCAAAAGTAAGCGCATCGATCGACACATGCTGATCGAATCGCTTAGCGTCAATGCCCAGTGCCGCAGGATCGCGAAACGCACACCAATTCTGATAGAGAACACGGCCACTCCGTGCGGCATTCATGCCCTTAATAACAGTTGGATGACCAAAAAGCTTGGCCAACGAACGAAAAATTCTCTCCTCGAGTGGGCGCAAAAACCGGCCCAACTCGACATTGTACCTGGGTGATCGAGGACTGATCACCCGAGGCACAGGATCCGTCTTCCGAGTAAAATCGGTCTTCTCGTACTTGACGAAAACCTTAACATAGGAATCAGCAACTGAAAACCCCTTCCTCAAAAGGTCAGCTGCCGCATTCTCGTAAATCGCTCTTTTTCGGCCCCGGAATGTGTTGACAAAGTCAGCACGGCTCAACGGGGCGGATCGAGGCAACAATTTACGAAATTGCTCCATTGACGTAGCAAGCGTCGCGTGGAAATGCCCGGGTAAAGGTTTGGGTGGTGGAATGAACGCGCCATCCTCTTTGACATAAAAGACGCGCTCCTTCACCGCCCGCTCCAGCGTGTTAATATCATTGTTAAAACCTAGTATGGCCATAGGGGGAGAGAGCCCACTAACACGCACCATACGCCTAGGTTTCGGAATACCCCACTGATAACGTACGCGCAAAAAGGGATGGTCTGGGGCCAAGCTTCGCTTGCAACCAATCCCGCGTACCACAACGGGGCCTCCCTAGGCCTCTGGTATGGGCCAAAAGGCCCATGCCCAAAGACTTTGCGCCCTAGTATTGCTGCGGAAAGAGTACGTCCAAGTTCGTCTCAAACCGTTCGAATACTGCAAAGAGCGGGAAGGCAAAAAGCTGAGACCAAGGGCAACGTCGATCGCCGACGACTTGTCCTTATCCCGAAGACTTTTATATTCCTCAAGAAGATCTCGCATAAACTTACGAGTGACCAGTTCGTTGGCCTCGCTACGATCGCGGTACCCGAACTGAAAATACGCAGCATCTGCGAGTGCCGCAGCCATGCGCTGGAGGTTCCGCGGACGGAATCTCTGGCGCCTCAGCTCCTCGGCATCTCTCGCCACAGGTAGATGGCGAGTGTCTTCATGCACAACTTCAGCTAAATCTAGCCGAGCCTCATCAAAGGTTCTGATGAGGACTTTTGCTTGACGCTCACGAACAAAATGCTCCAACGCAACAATGCCACAAAAAACGGAAACACCCATTAACAATGGGAACCGGAAAACCCGGAACAAAAGATTAGCGACACGAACAGTTTTTGTAATCGGTTTGAAAACAAATGCCGTCATTGTTGCCAATCCGCTCAACCCGAGCCAAGAGGAACTCGGGAGAGTAACCGTATGAATGTGGGTCATAATTACGCTCATGGTGGATTTACTGGGAACCTTTGGTCCCCGCGTCAGGCGGCCGCCACGGAATTGTTTTGATTTAAGTCGTAACAATTAAACGACCAGGCTAGTCATAGAAGCCCACTATAAGGAACATTTAAGTTCCTACGGGATTGTCCCGGCACAGTCCAGGCCAGTGCACGAAACGTGGGAAGAGCCTATCTTTCCAACGTATTTCGCAACCGCACTGTTGCCAACGTCTCACCTGGCTCCGATAGCTGCCTCACAATCCAGCTCACTATCGCCAACCGATGCTACAGGCATACTGCTGTACTGTTGCTCCGAAAAGCAGCAATCCGCAAAGAATACCTCAGCACCAGACAACCAGTGGAGGTTATCGGCATAACCCCACAAAGAGACATGTAAAACCCAAG